GAATGGACTATTGAAGACCAAGGGGATTGATTATATCATTGCATCAGATACTGATTCAATTTATGTAAATCTTGGGACTTTAGTTAAGAAAATGATTCCCACAGACACTGAAAAGAAGAAAGTCATTCGCATGCTTGATCGTTTCTGTGAGGATAAGATTCAACCATTCATCGATATTTCTTATAAAGAACTTAAAGATTATCTCAATGCTTATGCTCAGAAGATGGTAATGAAGCGCGAGGCTCTTGCTGATAAAGCTATCTGGACTGCAAAAAAACGTTATTTGATTAATGTGTATAATAATGAGGGTGTTGAGTATAAAAAACCAAAGATGAAGATTATGGGACTTGAAGCAATTAAGTCATCAACACCAGCAGCATGCCGTGATAAAATTAAGGAAGCCTTTGAAGTTATTATTGAAAAAGATCAGAATGCATTGATCAAGTTTATTGAAGAATTCAGAATAGAATTTAAGAAACTTCCTCCTGAAAATATCGCATTCCCAAGGGGTGTTACTGGTCTAGAGAAATATGGTGATTCAAAATCAATCTATGCTTCCAAAACACCAATCCACGTTAAGGGATCATTGATCTTTAATCATCTTTTGAATGAGAAAAGATTGGAAAAGAAATATCAAACAATCAAGGAAGGTGAGAAGATTAAGTTCATTTATCTAAAAGAACCTAATCCGATCCAGACTCCAATCATATCTTTTCTAAGTACAATTCCTAAAGAATTTGACTTGGAGGGTTATATAGATTATAATACTCAATTTGAGAAGTCTTTTCTTGAACCTCTGAAGATCGTTTTAGATGTTATCAACTGGGACGTTGAAAAAAGAAATAGTCTTGAAGGTTTATTTTCTTAAGGAGAAATCATGAGTTTATTAGATAAAATTAAAAAGAATTCCACCATCAAGGATTCAGCTGTCCTTTCTAAGTCGAAGTTCTTCCAGGCAAAGGATATGATTCAAACAAGCATTCCTGCCTTAAACATTGCTCTTTCTGGTGATATTGATGGAGGATTTACACCTGGTCTAACAATGTGGGCTGGACCATCAAAGCACTTTAAAACTGCATTCAGTCTATTGATGGCGAAAGCGTATCTTGATAAGTATGATGATGCTGTAATTCTGTTTTATGACTCAGAGTTTGGTACACCAAAGAGTTACTTTGAGACTTTTCAAATTGATCAAGAAAGGGTTATTCATACCCCACTCACTGATGTTGAGCAGCTAAAATTTGATATTATGAATCAGTTGAAGGAAGTGACTCGTGGCGATCATTTGATGATTATTGTTGACTCTATTGGTAATCTAGCTTCTAAGAAAGAAGTTGAAGATGCTCTTGAACAGAAGTCAGTTGGTGATATGACTCGTGCTAAGCAAATTAAATCATTATTCCGCATGGTCACTCCACATTTGACGTTGAAAGATATTCCAATGGTTGTTGTCAATCATACTTACATGGAAATTGGTATGTTCCCAAAGGCAATTGTTGGTGGTGGCACAGGAAGTTATTATTCGGCAGACAATATCTTTATCCTTGGTCGACAACAAGAGAAAGATGGTTCTGAACTTCTCGGTTACAACTTTATCATCAACGTTGAGAAGTCTCGCTATGTTAAAGAAAAAGCAAAGATTCCCATTACTGTAATGTTTGAAGGTGGTATCAGCAAGTATTCTGGATTACTTGAAATTGCTCTTGAATCGGGTCATGTCGTTAAACCATCTAACGGTTGGTATGCTCGAGTCAATACTGAGACTGGAGAAGTTGAGGATAAGAAGTTCCGCATTAAGGATACAGATACTAAAGAATTCTGGAGTAAAATTCTAAAGGATAAAACTTTCCTTGAATGGATTAAGAAAAACTATTCATATGGTGCAAATTCAATCTATTCTAGTTATGATGAGGAAGCTTCTATTGAAGAAGAGGAGGAAGAAGATGCGTAAGTTATTACAACCTCATATTGATAAGATTCAATCTTGGAATAGAAAACGAAAGTACAAGCAAGACAAATACTTTAAGGTTGCTGTTGGTGTAACATCAAATGGCATTCTACCAATAGAGTTGCTTAAAGGTCCATTTGCAGGTATAATATACTCCTATGGAACCATTAACATAGGAGAGGATCTTGGGCACATGGGTGCTAAAGCTTCTTTTGATATTGAAATTATTAGGGGGTTTGAGAATATTATTGCTGATCCTAAATTTTGCAAAATAGCTGGTGATATTCTTTTGTTGATGTTAGATAAAGCAATAATGACTCAAGCTGAAAAATTTATAGGCGGGAATACAGAAGATGAAGAAATTGGAGAAGATTATATTGAAGAACCTGTTCCACAACGAACAGTACGTGCGAAAGATTCTGCCATATCTAAAAAGCGAGTATCTTCAGGATCGAAGCGAAAAAACTCTGTACGAGGAAGTTCAAAAGTACGTCCTCCAATTCAACGAGATACCGACATTTGAAGCAATTAATGTTGCACTAAATGACAGAGAAAATCTATTTGAAGAAGATTATAAGAAGTGTTCAGAATTAATTGACGAACTCAGGAAAGATACTGAGGTAAGCAAATCTGAGTGGCTTGTTGAACAAACAGAAAAGTTCTGTCAAGAGAAAGCGTTACATAACGCAATTCTAGAATCAATCCAGATTCTAGATGGAAAGACAAAGACTGATAAGTCTAAGGGTTCAATCCCCCAAATATTATCAGATGCTTTGTCGATTTCATTTGATCCAAATATTGGACACGATTATATTGAGAACTCTGATCAGCGATATGAGTTTTACCATAAGACTGAGAAGCGTATTCCATTTGATCTAGATTATTTTAATCGGATCACAAAAGGTGGATTGCCACAAAAGACTTTGAATATCGCTTTAGCTGGTACGGGTGTTGGCAAATCTTTGTTTATGTGTCACGTCGCAGCCTCTTGTCTTTCCCAAAATCTAAATGTTCTGTACATAACTCTTGAGATGTCTGAAGAAAAGATTGCTGAGCGTATTGATGCGAATCTATTGAATGTCAAACTTGATGATCTCGCAAATCTCCCAAAAGATTCTTATGATAGAAAGATTGGTCGCCTAAAAGAAAACATCAAAGGTAAATTAATCATTAAAGAATATCCAACTGCGACAGCATCAGCTGTACATTTTCGTAATCTGATGAATGAATTGGCTCTTAAGAAGCATTTTAAGCCAGATATTCTTTTCATTGACTATCTTAATATCTGTGCCTCCTCTCGTTTGAAGCATGGAGCCAATGTTAACTCATATTCCTACATCAAAGCGATTGCTGAAGAGCTTCGGGGTCTTGCTGTGGAATTTAAACTCCCAGTGGTGTCAGCAACTCAAACAACCCGTTCTGGATTTACTAATACTGATCCTGGACTAGAAGATACATCTGAATCATTTGGTCTACCTGCGACTGCCGATCTTATGTTTGCACTAGTTACTAGTGAGGAACTAGAATCTCTAAATCAGATTATGGTCAAACAGTTGAAAAATCGCTATAATGATCCAACGCTAAATAAGAGGTTCGCTATTGGTATTGATCGAGCTAAGATGAAGCTATATGATATTGAGCAAAGCGCACAAAAGAGTATTGCTGATTCTGGTCAAGAATTTGAACAACCCAAAATGAGCGATAATAAGTCTAAATTCAATAAACTTAAGGTATAATAAATGGCTGTTCAGGAAGGGTTTTTATATGAGCAGAATGCATATAAAGCATTGAAAAAGCCTAATTTACATAAAGATATAGCTGTTGGGCAAATAGCTGGTGCTTCTTCAAATAAACCTGATATCACGATAAAATCTGGAAATTCAACTAGCGGAGTTGAACTCAAGAATCAACCAACAGCTGCTGGTAGCCTAGTTCTCCAATTCCATAAAGGTAGCTGGAATTTTGGTCCAACTGACGGTAAGGAAGAAAAAGAGTTTCTTAAACAACTTGGTACTGCAGCTGGAGTTTTGGATATTTTAAATTCTAAATGGAAAACCCCAATACTACAATACGACAATAATGGTAAGAAAATTTATGTCGGTGCAGAAAAAAATATAGCATATAGAAAAGATTTAGAATCATTCGGTAAATTGCCTTTAAGTGCTAGATATATTGATGTTCCATCTAAAGCTGTATGTGATTATTACAACAAGAAAGGCAGCTACTATTTAAATGTTGGAACTAGAGGATTTTATACTCTCAATAGAGATAAACTTGGGCTCAATTCTAAATTGAGAAAAATTGGGGCAAGTGGTATTCCAGATTTCGGCGATGCCGCAACTACCAAAATAAGATTAAGAGTCCAACCAAAAGGTGGCGGCGACTATCAAATTGTATTCACCCTACAATTCAGCTCAATATCACCATCACCCTTCAATATAGCCCCAATATTAAAAGGTTCTAAATCAAATATTGATAAAAAAGCATTAATCGCAGACACATTAATGCAAGTATTGTAATAATATTAAAAATACCTAAATAAGTTGATGAGCGACTCTAAAATAATCCTTCTTGATGAGATTATTGAACACAAAAAGAAAAAAGAACAAGAACTTAGGTTCTATCTTGAAAAGAAAGATGAACTTGAGAGAAAATTGTTTTGGATTAAAAAGGAGATCGATTTAACCAATACAATCTTAAAGATGATCGAGAAAGAGGCTATAGAAGAAATAAAAAAATGAAGAGCTTCAAACAATACATCAAAGAATCGAACCACGATCATATTAGCCATTTCATTAATTATGCCTGCGATCATCTTGGCATAGAACAACCACCTAAAATTCACCTAATAGATAATAAAAAAGAAGCTTCAGAACACAAAAGCTTTGGTGGATATAGTCCAAACGATAAATCAATTAAAGTGAATACAGCAGGACGTCATCCTGTTGATGTTATGCGCACACTTGCGCATGAATTGGCTCATCACAAACAAGATCTAGAAAACAGAATTACACATAATTCTGGTGAAACTGGAAGCGATATTGAAAATGAAGCCAATGCTAAAGCTGGCATTATTATGCGCAATTATGGTAAGATTAATCCTGCAATATTTGAAAACACAGATCATCGTGGCACATTACATGCATTTGACATAGATGGTACTCTTATGCATACAACCGCTAAGGTTCATGTAAAAGACCACCATGGGAAGATTATTCAGTCACTTTCCCATGATGAATACAACAAACATAAACTTCAACACGGACACCACTACGATTTTAGTGAGTTCAGATCATCTGACCAATTCAATAAAGAAAAGCCAATTAAACCCATGTTGGCTAAACTGAAAGCGATCCATAAGAATGTAAAGTCGCACCCAAAAAGTAAAGTGATAATGGCAACTGCGCGATCAAACTTTGACGACAAAAAGAAGTTCTTGCATCATTGGCGCAAACATGGAGTGGATATTGACAATATCCGCGTAGAAAGAGCTGGGAATATAGAAACTCACCAGCCAGTCGCTGAAAAGAAAGCGGAAGTAATCAGACATCATCTCAAGAGCGGAAATTACAGAGAAGCTCATTTATACGATGATGATAGCAAAAATCTCGACCATTTTCTTAAGTTGAGAAAGGAATTTCCCCACACGACATTCCATGCGCATCATGTGCAACCTGATGGTACCAGTAAGAAATATGAGAATCATGACGATTAATAATTACTAAATATATTAACTATTATCCCAAAGTGTGGATGTTTAAATGTTAAGATTTAAAACGTTTATAAACGAAAGTTTTAATTTAATTACTGAGTCGATCAGACAAGGTTTACCTCACATCCACTCAATGACTCATGAGCAATTTGGAAACCTTATTAAAGGTGGAAAGGTTCACATTCATGATGTCACCGAAAAGACTGATGGAATGACTCATCAGTTCGGTCATGATGAACATGGATTTTATACTCAAAGCTCAGGCTCTGGTTCAGAGAAAATGAGAAATCCAGAAGATTTTATTAAGAGAGCAAAAAAAAGAGCTAAAGAAACAGGCAAGCCATACGATCCAACTGCCGCTAATGCTTTTGCGCATATTCATAAAACTTTAGCCAAAAATGCAGCACTACAACACCACTTAAAAGCTGAATACCACAGAACTGGCAAAGAAGTTAAGGTTAAGGGTGAAGCATTTTACAAACCATTTGGTCGCCCATCTGAAGAGCATGAGGGTGAAATTAAATTTGTTGGTACTTCCTATCACCCAGGACATATGGGCTCAGTGGGCAAATATGTAATTCATTCAAAGTTACCTGAAAATCACGGTCATGATATCGAACATTTTAAGAAACATTTATCAAATAGTGAAATGAATTTCGACGATGATAGAATTGATCATAAACCATCTCATGTTGACGTTAGAGATGAACATGAAAAGTTTAAAAAATTAAATCATGATTTATTAAAATCAAGAACAACTAAGTCCAATAAAGAAGCCAAAATGAAAGAAATGGAAAAGTTTGACAAAATCAAACATGTCGTTTCTAAGAAAGTTGATGAACATATTTCATCTAAAAATATTAAACCAAAATGGGGATCAGGAACAGAAGGACTCGTAGTTCATCCTTCTGAAAAGAATCCAAATGCTCCAAGATTTAAAGTCACCTCTCAATCTTTCAGAGAATATAAAGCTGATCCAACAAATAAAGAAAAGTTCAAGTCGAGAAATAAATAATGCAAACATTTAAACAATTTTTAAGAGAAGGTGGCAACATAAAGATTGGTGAAGTTGGAGCACAACCAGTGCACGTCACTGAAAAGAATAGAAATAGCACCTCCGCAGAAATACACAACACACTAAGCGCAATACATGATTCTTTCCATAAAGAACATGGTGGGCACCTTTTTGGTAAAGGTAAAAAAGCATTAATCACAGGATCGGCTTATGCTGGTTCAACTAAGCATTTAATGAATCATAATATATCTGATGCAGAATATGCGCACCATAAACCAAATACTGGTGACATTGATGTTCAAATTCCAAAAGAACATAAAGATAAATTGTCAAAACACCTATCACCTGGCAGAAAGTTTGGTAATTATACTGTAGTTGGTACAAAGAAACACGGTAATGAAGTATCAGCAGTGATGCGCCATAAAAATGGCACACACCACCAGTTTGATTTTGAAGCTGCTGATTACCATAAAGACGAGCCAACTAAAGGTGAGCAGTTCGCACACAGTTCAAGTTGGGAAGATACAATACATGGCATTAAAGGAATGCACCATAAGATTCTTTTAAATGCGGTAGGTGGAAATGTTCATAAGTTTTCAATTACTCATGGATTACGATCAAGAACTGTTCTTGAATCAAAAACTGATGAATCAAAACCAGGAACTAAAGATCCTGAAGAGATTTCTCATACCCTATTTGGCAAAGATGCAAATCATAAGAAAATACATTCTTTTCGTGGTGTCGCAGAATTAATCAAGAAACATATAGACCCTAGACGCCATCAAGAAATTTATGATAAATTTAGAGATGATCTTGCTACTAAGAAGGGCAACCATACTGCTGCTCTTGAGCATTTAAAGAAAACATTGGGCACCAAAGATTTGATCAGAGAATCTGAAGAAGTACACCACACAACAGTAGTACCATTAACTGGATTTTCACCTATTTCGCACATGGGACACGCTCATGATCTTGGTGGCGCAATGAAGAAACTCCCAGGAACGAAACATATTGGAATTTCATCTAAGTCTGACATATATTCACCAGAAGAAAGAGCAAGCGTTCTTCATAAACAATGGGGTCACAAAGATTTAAATACTCATGTTGTTAAATCAGCAGGTGAAACAATTGCAAGAGCCCACGCTTCTCTCCCAAATAAAGGAAAGAAAGTCCTGCATCTATTAGTTGGAGCAGACAGAAAAGATTTTGCTCATGGATTAAAGAAATCTCTTGAAGCTGGAAAGATCAAAGAGATGGAAGGCAAACATTTTGACGAGATCCACATCCATACTCCTGAAGACTCGGAAAGAAGTCATGGATTGTCAGGAACTAAAATGCGAGCAGCGGCAGCAGCAGGTGATCTAAATACTTTTCATAAGCATTTAGGATCAGCTTTTTCCAGAAAAGAAGCACAAGAACATATGACAAAAATTAAAAAAGCAATAGAAGCTGGCAAACTATCGGTTAAGAGAAAATGAATCACTTTAAAGCAATATTTTTAGTTGGCGGTCCTGGAAGTGGAAAAGACTTTCTAATTCATTCAACATTAAATGAATTTACACTCAAAGAAGTTTCAATGGAACGTATGTTTAATGCGATAGTGAAAGAAACAAATATTGAAGAATTGGAAAATTTCCCATCAATTATCGTGAATGGTAACGCAGACAATAAAGATAAGATTGTTGTCACTAAAGCTATTTTAGAAGAAATGGGTTATGATACTGCAATGATTTATGTTTACACTTCTGATGAATCATCAAAGTCAAGAAATGATTCTAGAATTGCCCGTGGCGCAAAAACTTTTAATGAAAGTTTAAGAAAGATTAAATATGAAAAATCAGTATCAAACCTAAGTGAATATTCAAACATGTTTGATTCTTTCTTATTATTTGACAATTCAAATAGTTTTTCTAATGTCAATGAAAGCACAAAACAAGAAATAACAAATTGGTTATTAGAATTATCTCAAATCGTTTCTGGATTTTTGATAAAAGAACCAACTAATGATTCTGCTGTTGATTGGATTAAAGAAAGAGTTATGGAAATTGGTACAAAGTCAACCGCAGATTTTATTAAAGCACTAACCCCAGGACAAGGATCCAACCATGTTAACACATATAAAGAAGCTGACTCAAAAACTAAAAGCATTTGTAGATGCAAAGATAAATGCGAGTGCGGAGACACAAACAAAGGTGGAGTCGCTTCCGCTGATGCCAAAAGAACAGACAGAAGTGGCGAAGGCACTGAAGACTACGCAGCAAAAGGCGTCTACGAAGAAAAAAACAGCAAAAAAGAAATCAGCAAAGTCAAAAAACAAACCAAAAGCTTGAATTACCCTAGTATAACTAATACAGCTTATGGTTCAATTGGTCCAGCTGTTTCTGGACCTGCTGGTGGAACTGGATATTCTGGACAGAATGAAGAAAAGAAGAAAATGCCTAAAGTTCTTCCTAGAATTCCACCAGAAAGTGCAGCTCGCACTAATGGTTATGGTGGTAGTGGTTCTTTTGATGCATCATCCACTGGAGTCTGTGGAGTTGCTGAAGCCAAGAAATCCGAAAAGAAATATAAACCAGGAAGATTATCTTCAGCATTCGGCAAAATCAAAGATCTAGGAAATCCTGATGCTTGTGGTGGATCCCCAGGATCTGCTCCATCATATTCCAATGGTACATATAGCACATTCAATGAAGCTAAGAAAAAGAAATTCAAAAAACCTGAAGCAGTCCAACCACCAAATATTGGAAGTGCTCAAAATTTTGGAACTGGTGATTCTGGCTCATGCTTAACGAATGTTGTAACTGAAAAGAAATCATTCAATCAGGTAAGAGAAAGAATTTCCTCTACTACAAATAACGTTGATAAAGAATTGGAAGGATAAAATGAAACTATCTACACCCACCACACAATCTCTTGTTGATTCCGTAAGAAAAGTTATTTCAGAACAAGAAGCAGCGACATCAGATGGAATAGCTAAAGCTCAATTAGCAAATGCAATGAGAAAAGTTTTAGCTGATGGATATGTTCTGTATTATGCTGCTCACTCTTCACATTGGAATGTGGAAGGCTCTAACTTTCCGCAATATCACACTTTCTTTGAGAAAATCTATTCTGAAGTTTACGAAGAACTGGATAAGATTGCAGAACAAATGAGAACTATTAATGCATATGCTCCAGTATCATTGAAAGATCTATTATCAATGACGACTATCGCAGAAGCTTCTAGAGTATATGATCCAAAAGAAATGTTGATGGTGTTACATGCTATGAATGATAAATTTATCGCTTCAATTGATATTGCTTATAGAATTGCTGAAACTTCTCATGAAATTGGAATGTCTAATTATCTACAAGATCTAACTGATAAACAAAAGAAACTAGGCTGGATGATTTCAGCAACAATTAAGGGCGAATAATATGAATATTTTTAGTAAAACAAACAGATCAATTGCTGATGCTGCAGCCAAGATTATGGCAGAAACTCCAAAGCCTGAACCTAAACCGTTAGAGCAATTAGATCAGACATTGATAAATAAAGTGGCAGAAAATGCAGCCAGAGGAAGATTTGATCTTAAGAAAAAATGAAAAGATTTATAACTAAACCTCAAAAAACACCAGAAGAATTAAAAACCCATCCAGCGTCAGCTGAAGATGGAGGATCCAAAATTGCAGAATGGACACTAGATCAGTTTGTTGGAGGAAATCCCGACAGACAAGGCGTAACAACACCAAAACAGAAGGCACCGAAAATGTCATATATGAACTACCGTCAGAAAAAAGAATCAGTATTATTTACCTCCCAGGAGATTGTTGATTTTCTAAAAGAAAACAATCATGACAATGCTTGGTATGTTAATACTAAGATGCCAGGAGCTCCTGTTGCACATAAGTTTCTCTCACCACTTTCAGTAAAAGCTCATGTTGCTGAAGCTCTTAAGAAGATGAGAGATGAAGACGCAGCCGATTTTGCTCACAAAGCAAGAAAATCCGCAGAAGCAGGTAAAAAATCATTTACGATCGGTGGTGAGACTCACCCAGTGACTGTAAAGAAAATGGATGAGTGTGGTCGTACAGATGTGGATGGCATGAATGATGACGAAGCAGACAAAGGTCCAGGTAAAGGTGGCGGCTTTACAAATAAAATGCCACTAAACCCAGTCAAGTGGCCAGCACCAGCGCATGGTGGTCCAGCAAAGATGCCAAAACATAAGGACAGCTTAGAGGAAGAAGAAGAGCCACCATTTGAAGGTGGACATAAGAGAATTCAACATAAAGATAAATTTGGTAATATTATTAAACAAAAGAATTTGGCTAGACATCTTGCTCGTCAAGCAATGAAAAATGTCCAAGATAAAAAGCCAATGAAGGAAAACAATGATAGCCATACTCATGCTGCCCACTTTAAGAATAGCAAAGGTGAATGGGCAGGAATGGCTCTAATTGATGCCAAAGATGATGAAGATGCAGTCAAGAAAGCTCATCAGATTTCAGCTGGCGATAAGTGGAAAGATTTTCAACTAGATAGCGTAGAAAAACATGTTCCAGTAGCAGAAGGCAAAATGAAGGCACATGCGATGGAAAATCCTCTTCAGCAAGATGATCCTACTATGGAATATGTGCCAGGTGGTCACCTTCACAAAGAAACACCTAAGAACTTAAAGCAGAGAGAAGTTTCTTCTTGGAAAACCACATATGCACCAGAAACTGAAGACGACCAGATTGAAAAAAATAAGAATCCTGGAAAGATCTTCAAAGAAGAACAGGTTGATGAAGTTCTAAAACCTTCGATGGGAGCAGCCGCTTATATTCATGATTTTGTTCATTCAGAAAATCCTAAATTTGAAGGTAAATCGAAGAAAGAACGAATCAAACAAGCTTTGGCTGCATATTATTCAGCAAAACGTGGAATGAAAGAAGAACTCGAGCAGGTTGAAAGTGTTGGCACTAATAGAAGTGTTGAAATGCCGCACAGCTTTGACGTTATTGTGCATGATCAAAATGGTAAGGAAGTTAAGGTGCATAAGGGTGTTAAAGCACTCAATAAAAAGCACGCTGAGACTAAAGTACAATATAAGCACCCTGAAGGTCATACCTGCATTGCTCATATGAATGAAGAAGTCATTTCAAATTATGAAGATCTAAGTGCAATCATAGAAGATTCTTTTCTAAATGAGGCTAAAACTCGTGAGCAATTGAAGGCAGAAAAGGAAGCCAGAAGAGCAGCAAGAAATGCTCGCATGTCTGGTCATGCTGCTGCTCTTCATCACAAAATGAGCACAAAGCTTCAGAGACGGGTTGGGGCAGTTAGTGGAACTTCAGCAGCACAAGCCAAGAAAGCCACACATAAACCAACCCCAGGAGAGCACCCACATCCAGCAACAGCAATAAGTGCTGCTTCTGATGCTGCTCATCCTAAGAAGTGGAGTGAGATGTCTGCTGCTGAAAGAAGAGCAGAAAACAATAAAAGACAGCAAGCGCACTATGGAGTAACTGCTGCTTATCTTGCTCAGAAGAAAGGCGAAAAGAAAGTAGCTGATCCTGAACATCTCAAGAAATTGAGAGCAGGAAGCAGTGCTCCAAGAGCAGGAACTGAGGCAGGTTATGTTGCTCAGGCTCGAGCAGGTCAATATGTCAAATCTGCTGGTTTGGGAAGTCTTTATGAAAAGAAAGATGTAAATCAACCAGATAATGTTGAACTTAAGAAAGTATCTGGCGGAAAGAAAGAAAGTGGTGCACCAGCAGGAAGCGCAAAGAAACTCAAGAGAAAGTATTTGGGCAAGAAAATTGGTCGCACTGCAACTGGAAAACCTGCTAATAAGATTATCACTAAAGATCCAACAATTGATGATATTAAGACATGATAAAGCCTTATGATATTTACTGTGACTACGATGGAGTTTTAATAAACTTGGTGAAAGGTATGAGAGACTGTTTGGGGAGATCCTATGATTCTCCCCATTGGCACGAATCAGGAGAGGATAAAAGAAAGATAATTAGGGATCATCCTAATTTCTGGGAAAATCTTCCTCCTGAGAAAGATTTCTATGAATTATGGAATTTTATTAAGGTATTTAATCCCTGCATTCTGACTGCATATGCAGAATGGGACAAGGCTGATAGTATTAGAGAAAAATGGATTTGGAATACGAAATATACAAAAGTTCCAAGAAGTCAATTCTATTGTGTTGCTCGAAAAGAAAAACAATTATTTGCTATGAGCCCAGAAGGGAAACCTAATGTTCTCATAGATGATTATAGACTAAATATACAAGAATGGAAAGCTGCTGGTGGAATTGGAATTATGCACACGGACGCTTCTCATACCATAATGAAACTTTTAAATTTGGGATTCCAAAGATGAAAAAATTAAGCGAAATCAAAGGAACTGTCAAAGATACCATCAGTAATTATGAAGTTATTGATCCACCAAAGATGGCTCAGGTCGCAAAACCAGCCAATATTGGTGGACGTGGTGGCAAGAATTACAATGGAATTTCTACAACTAGAGAGGAAGTCGAGATGGACGAAGAAACCAAACAACGTAGAGCCAGTGTTGCTGGAGATAAAGTAAGTCGTCTTGATTTTCGCTCAAGAACATCAGATATTGTTAAAGCCAACCACGCGAAGCTTTATAAAAAACTATTAAAAACTAATCCAGAAAAAGCAGAAAAATTCAAAGCTCATTATGCTGTTGCTGAAGAAGTCGAGCGGGTTGATGAAGCTCATGATGATTTTGGAGACACTTCTGTTGATAAAATGAATCATCATCTAGATGCAGTTCTAGCAAATAAATTTAAGAATGCAGAATTAATAATTGATGCATTAAGAGCAATAGTTGAAAGATTCAGCATTAATCTTCCACCAATTCATGCTAGTGAAGTTGTGGATAATCATGTTGCATTCCATATCACAAATTTACATGGCGAAGATTGCTATTTGTATTTAACAATTAATCGTGACCATCAGGGATATTATGAGGGTTATGCACAGTGTGTAGATGAACATGAGCTTTCTCTCTTGGTGAATATGGGACATCATTTTTCTGATGAAAATGAAGAGATTCCAGAATATCCATCACACTTTATTTTGCAAGCGAGACATTCTGCTGACGACTAATATATGTTCCAAGATTTAAATGACAATAATTATATACTCTATGCAGCAAAGGAATATGAAAAACCAAATGCAGTAATGAGTGAATTTGAAGAAGATTTAAACAGAATCTTGTATATTAAAAGACTATTAACCAAATATTATGCAAATGGTGTTTTAAAAGAAAGATTAATTTTAAATCATTTGATTGTTTTGTATAATGTATTTGGAATTGAAGCTGCTTCTAGATTATTGTTTTTTAAATTGGAAGAAAAAGATTATGAAGTGATAAAGCCATTTTTAATTCTTTTGAATTTTCTTCCAAATGAGATCAAAGGGATAAATGGAAAAAACATCATAACTAGCATAATACAATTAGATATAAATGTGGTGGAAAAATTAAGGGAAATACGGAAATGAAGACATTAGGACAGATCAGAGATAAAGCAACTTCTAGAATGAATCCAGTTACTGGATCTGCTCCACAGAAAAGCACTCCAACAAAACCACCAACAAATATCGTAAGACCAAAACCTGATCCTCAGAAATTCATGAAGAATCCAGGCGTGACCCGCGAGCAGGGAAAATACAGAATGAATCGAGTTCCACCATCACATACAACTGGACCATCAGGTCGTTGGGATGAAGAAACAATCCATGAAGATGGTGGTGCTGTCGCTTCAGGAATGAGTGTTGGTGGTGGATCAGTTTCTCCAATATCTGGAGCTCAAGCTGATCCCACTGCTTCTGCTGTCATGAGTTCTCAAAATTATAGAAAGAATCTTTTCAAAAATTTGTTTAGAAGAAAGAAACCAGTTTAATGATAACCAAACAGACTCTACTTTCAATTGACCCAGCAGCATCAAAAAGTCAATTAGATTTGGATGATCTTGTTGCATCTTTAAACGATCACTTTGGTAAATTGACAGATGAGAGCGGATTTTCTACACCAAAACGTCAAGCAGCATTTCTTGCCCAATGTGCAGTGGAGTCTCAACATTTTCAAAGACTAGTGGAAAATTTAAATTATAGCGCAGCAGGTCTGAGATCCGTATTTCCAGAATATTTCCCTGATGAAACTTTAGCTAACCTATATGCAAACCAACCAGAAAAAATTGCTAATTTCGTTTATAGTAGCAAACTGGGCAATGGTCCAGAATCTTCTGGAGATGGATGGAAATATAAAGGTCGTGGATTGATTCAGCTTACTGGAAAATGGTCATATGATCATTGCGGAACAGCAATAGGATTTAATTTATCAGCTCATCCAGAATATCTAGAAAGCATTGAAGGTGCAGTAGTGAGCGCGATCTGGTTCTGGAACTTTAAAGGATTAAATGCTTATATTGATAAAGACAATTTTGTAGGATTAACGAAACAAATTAATCCAGGATTAATGGCACTAGATGCTCGTGAACAATACTACAAAACAGCATTAGAGGTTTTAACACACGTACAATGAAAACTTTTAAGCTATTTTTAGAAAACATGGATCATGATAAAGATTCACAGGCTGTTCCTGAACTTAAGGCAGCTTTATTAGCTCAAGCTGATAAAATTAAAAATGCCGACGAAAATGCAGTTTATGGGATTATTGATAAGATTATGACTCGTATTGCTAATTCCCATGGACTGAGTGGACAAAAATTACACGATATGTGGGTAAATAAATATAAAGAGATTCCAGATACATGGATAATGCATCAGAAGGAAAACAAATGAAAAGTTTTAAAGGTTTTATCTCAGAAGTTGTAGAACCAACAGGCGATCTAAAAAAAGCATGTTGGAAAGGTTATACTGCTGTTGGCATGAAAATGAAGAACGGCAGAAAGGTTCCTAACTGCGTTCCTGTTAAAGAAGCTGCCAACGCTGCACAACAAGCAGCCATTGCTATTGCTATGAAAAAAGCTGGAAAGAAACCAAAAAATGAAGAAGTCGAGCAGCTAGATGAACGTGGCGCAAACAAGTACAAGCGTTCAACAGAATCAGGTGCTGGGTTAACTCGTGCTGGTGTTATGAAACATCGTCGCGAACATCCAGGATCAAAATTGTCAACAGCTGTCACTACAGAACCTTCAAAATTAAAACACGGTTCAAAAGCATGGAATCGTCGTAAGTCATTCTGTGCTCGCATGAGCGGAATGAAAGGTCCAATGAAAGATGAGAAAGGTCGTCCAACAAGAAAGGCAATGTCATTGAGAAGATGGCACTGCGAAGAGTAAAAAAATGAAAACAATAAAAGAACTAAAAGAACACATCGTAAAAGTCGACAGTAAGTATCGTCTAGTTTCCAGAAAAACTGGAAAAAATCTTGGAACTTACCCATCTAAGGCTGGTGCTGAAAAACGCGAGCGCCAAGTTCAATATTTTAAACATATGGGCGAAGAACAGATTAACGAAATTGATCGTGGCGATTGGGAATTGCAACGTCAAGTTCCAAAAAAACATAACCCAGACAAAGAGAAAGCTTCTAACAAACTTCACCACAAAGGATTAGAGTTAGTCCCAGATGAACCAGAATCAAGGGGGCAGGATCCATATAATAGAAATCCATTTAAACAATTTCGCGAAGAATTAATAGGTTTAACTCGCCCAAAGGGAAGATTTGCTGCTAATATCACTCATAAAAAAGATCCAGAAACTGGACAGATGGTTCCTGACAAATATAGAGCATGGGTTCCACCAACAGGAGGAAGAGAAGGCAAAAGTGGCAGAGAAACTTGGGCAGTACAACAAACAATCGATCAACGCAACAAAAGATTAGGAGTTGGTGCAGAGAAGAAACCAGAAACTCCAAAAAGCATTAAGAAGACTGCAACTGGTTCTGGAACTTTGAAAAATTATCTAACAGCCAGACCTCCAAGAGGATAAATGAAATTCTCAGAAATTCTCAAACAATCATTCACAGGGAAGGATAATCAAACTTTAGATGTTGGGAGAGTGCTTTGGGCATTAGGCTGTTTATCTTTCCTAGCTTGTGCATTTTACGCACTATATAAAGGACAAACCTGGGATGCAGTTGCATTTGGAACAGGATTTGGAGCATTACTCGCTGGTGGTGGCGCAGCCATTGGTCTAAAAAAAGGGACGGAACCAGAATGAATTGGTTTAATAGAAAATTAACTGCTGTATTAGTTGCTGCAGCAATAGGGTCAATCAAATTATCATATGACATTGGATATAAACTTGGTGAAGAAAAATCTCAAGAGATTATTAATTCTTACATAGAGAAAATTCATTCTTTACAGAGCGATTTAACAATAGCGCAAAATAATGTCAAAGAAGTCATAGTAACTGAATATAAAACAAAAATTAAAACAATTGTGAAAAAGGAAAAAGAATATGTTTACCAAGCTACGAATGATGTTCCTGCTGAGTTTAATCTGTCTTCAGGTTGGGTGTACTTGCACGACGTTGCAGCCACAGGTGGTAATGCCAACTCCACCCTCAGTTCTAATGGAGCCTCCTCAGGAATTAAAGACAATCAAGGACTCGCAGTAGTAGTCGAAAATTATGGAATATGCCATGAAAATGCAGAAAAATTGAAAGCATTACAAGATTTTCTTGTGAAATCGCAAAATGCAAATAATAACTTAAATATGAATTTGAATAAATAAGTGTATGTGACTGGTTGTGTTCATCATAAAATACCAATAGCCACTCAGGATAAAATGATGGATCTGGAAACTAAAGTAAATCAGTTACAAATAGAAGTCGGCGCAATGAAAGAGAAGGTTTCCTTCTTCACCATCATTTATGACAAATTCGACAATACGTTGCAGAAGTTGCAAGAGATGATGGAAGAAAGAAGAAACGACGCTAATGATGATCTAAGAGATGTCTACAAGAAAATCGCAGACACCGAGACTAAGATCATGACTGAAATTCATGCTTTAAGACAAGACATGCAACGTCAACATGAAATAGAAGCCAAAAAGATTCAAGATCTAGACAAATGGCGTTGGTTGGTTTTAGGTGGATCAGCTGTCATTGGTTGGTTAATTTCTAAACTAGTCACATTTCTCGGTATGGCATACAAATAATTTTTGTTTTATGAATTAATCATGTATACTATGGAGTAATAGTCACTCACGGTTTGAGCTTTATTATGGCAGTTTTTCTTGATAGAAAGTATCTCTTATTAGTCTCATCTGGACTAAGAAATTTTAAACAAAAGAAAGAAGACCTTTTTAACTTTTCTTGCCCTTTCTGTGGAGATTCACAGAGAAACAAGCTGAAGGCGAGAGGATACATTTATAGAAAGAATAATGATTATTATTATACCTGTCATAACTGCAGCATCAGCACGACATTTTCTAAATTTCTAAAGCATACTGATCCCGAATCGCATCGTCAATATTCATTAGATCGATATACTAATGGTGACTCTAAAAATTCAAATTTTGAAAAACCAAAGTTTGAATTGGAAGGACCAAAACCTTCCGACATTTTTAGTAATAAAAGATTAACGATTAAAAATATCGGAGAGAAGATATCTAACATAAATACTCTGAGTGATGATCACGCAGCAAAAAAATACATAAGAAAGAGAAGTATCCCAGATGAATTCTGGAGTGAAATCTTTTTCACTGAAAATTATAAAGACTTTTTAGACGAAACATTCCCAAATCATGGAAACGAAAGAGTTCCAAATGATGCAAGAATCGTTTTGTTCTATACAAATGAGCAAGGAGAAATAACGAATGTTTCAGGTAGAGCACTTGGCAATGATCCGATACGTTATTGCACAGTCAAAATCTCAGAAGAAAAAAAGTTGTTCGGATTGCATCGAGTGTGGACCAATGATCGGGTATACATCTTCGAAGGTCAATTTGATTCGTTCTTTATTCCTAATAGCGTTGCCAGTGGCGATAGTAATTTGGGCAGCGTGGCAGAGCTTTTAAGTGATACTGTGCTCGTTTATGATAATGAGCCAAGAAATAAAGAGATTGTTAAACAGATTAGTAGATCAATAGAAAAAGGATATACTATTTGTTTATTTCCTGATAATATTCCTTATAAAGATATTAATGAAATGATTTTGGGTGGAATGACTGCTGATGAGCTTAAGAATGTTATAGATGATAATACGTTCCAAGGTTTAGAGGCAAAATTAAGGTTCATCCAATGGAAAAAATGCTAAAGAAAAAGAAGTATAAATCAATATTCATTTCAGATATACATTTGGGCACAAAAGGAAGCAAAGCAGAATTACTTTGCAAATTCCTAAAGAAAAATTCATCAGAGAATTTATTTCTCGTTGGTGATATTATTGATTTCTGGAGACTGGAGAGAAAAATATATTGGCCAAAATCTCACATGGAAGTTATATGTGAGATTTTATCAATTTCAAATTCTGGAACTAATGTCATTTATATCCCAGGTAATCATGATGAAGAATTGAGAAAATTATTGCGTTATAATATAACAGTTGGACAAATTAAACTTGAAAATTTTTATAAGTATCAAGCAGTAGATGGTAAAACGTACTTAGTTGTCCATGGCGATATGTTTGATACTGCAATCCGCAATAAGTTGAAGTTTTTATATCATCTTGGTGATGCAATTTATGATATTCTGCTAGAAATCAATCGTTTGGTTGCTTGGTTTAGATCTAAGTTTGGACTATCATATTGGAGTTTAAGTGCATATTTAAAAAGCAAAACTAAAGAAGCTGTTGCTTTTATGTCAGATTTCCAAGAACTGATTGTCGATTACTGCAAAAAGAAAGGCGCAGATGGAATTATATGCGGACATATACATAAGGCAGAAATAACTGATTTCAACGGAATTATCTATATGAACGATGGAGATTGGGTAGAAAGCTGCACAGCATTAGTTGAACACCATGACGGAAGATGGGAGATTATTGAATGTTTTTGAAGAAAAAATTAGTAATCGTAACTGATGCATGGTATCCACAAGTCAATGGTGTGGTCACTATGTACAGCAATTTGATAGATAATCTCCCAGAAGATTGGGAAGTCACTATCATTGAGCCCAGCATGTTCAAAACGTTCAAATTTGGATTGTATAAAAATATAGAAATGGCGTTGGTTCCTAAAGAAAAACTTCTAGATGTTTTTTGGGATTCTGTGGGAAATTATTACATATTTAAAATTCATATTGCAACCGAAGGACCATTGGGGTTGCAAATGAAAAGATTATTGGATCAATATGGTATGAGATATACAACTGCGTATCATACGAAGTTTCCAGAATACATACAATCAATTTATAAAATTCCAGCTATACTCACTAGATGGTATTTTAATTGGTTCCATAAAAAATCCAAGCTAGTATTGGTTCCTTCTAAATCTGTTGCTAAAGAGAATCCAAAGTGGAACACTAGAGTTTGGGATAGTGGGCACTCAAACTTCTTTGAATTTAAAGAAAAACAAGTATCAAGACGTCCAATTTTATTATATGTTGGGAGAGTCAGTAAAGAAAAGAACATAGAAGACTTTTGCGAGATTGGTGTTGATTCTTGGAAATATACAAAAATTGTAGTCGGCGATGGTCCAGATAGAAAACGATTACAGAATCAATATGACGATGTGCATTTTGTTGGTTATAAATTTGGTGAAGAGCTCGTCTCATATTATCAAAATGCTGATGTTTTCGTTTTCCCAAGTAAAACCGACACATTTGGAATAGTGATGTTGGAAGCCATGGCTTGCGGAACACCAGTTGCAGCTTATCCTGTGACTGGACCAATAGATTTAATAACTAATAATGATAATGGTTATGTAGATGATAATTTGACAGTTGCAGTCAATAAATGTTTAGGTATTGAAAGAAAAACAGTATATAATAGTGTTATTGGCAAAACTTGGCAAAGATCAGCAAAACAATTTATAAAATATATTGGAGAATAATATGCCACATCCAAATATCGGAAGAGCGCAATATTTGACTGAATTATCTAATGACATAATGGCTAACAATAAGCCAGAAATTTTACCCGTTGCATTATCGCACACTGGATATAATTTTGGGGATCTTAGAGATTTGGGTTGGGCAGAGTATCACACAGAAGAAGCTTCAACACACACCCATAACGTTTGGTGGACATATACTGGTCCCAATTCTATTATGTGTGAAGGTAATGAATTAAAGACTGGAGATAGCACAGATCCCATTGAACAGGATGATGACGCTGACGAAAATATACATTAAGGAGTTATTATGGATAAAGTTGATGTGCTCGATCATGGTTTTGTTAGACTAGTTGATCATATGGGTGATGATCTTTCTATTGTTAGATCAGCCAGAGTTTCATATAATGCTGATTGGCGTTCTGGAGATGAAGAAGGTAAAGACGAAAAGCTCATCAAATATCTTTGGAAGAATAAGCACACCTCTCCTTTTGAATCTGTTGTTTTCACCTTTGAGGTGAAGGCACCTATTTTCGTTTTTCGTCAGTGGCACCGACATCGCACTTGGTCATTCAACGAAATTAGTGCACGATATACTGAGTTGGATGAGGGATACTATGTTCCTGCGATAGAAAAAATAACAACACAATCAAAATCAAATAAGCAAATGCGCACAGATGAACAACATCCATTTGCTGAAGATATTGCCAGAGCAATTGATCAGTCGAATATGCTCGCTTTTGAGATGTATAGACAGTTATTAATTGATGGTTGCCCGAGAGAACTTGCTCGCTCAGTTCTACCAGTTGGCGCTTATTCGCGTATGTTCGCGACAGTTGATTTGCACAATCTACTTCATTTTCTAAAACTTCGTTTACATGAGCATTCTCAGTATGAGATTCGCGTGTATGCTGAAGCTATATTAACTTCAATTAACCCCATTGTTCCTGTGGCTGTCAAGGCTTTCATGGATACTATATAATAACCAACCTAATAAAAATAAAGGAAATAATTATGCCAACTAGACTCCCAACAATTTACCAAGATTTCATTCATATTTCTCGTTATGCTCGCTATAGTGATGAGCTGAAGCGTCGAGAAAGTTGGGACGAGACGGTAGATCGTTATATCAAGTATTTTCAGAATCGCACAAATAATAATAAGAAAGTACCTTGGGAGGAAATTCGTAACGCTATTTTAAATCTTGAGGTGATGCCCTCAATGCGTTGCCTTATGACTGCTGGAGAAGCTCTCGATAAAGACCAAGTTGCTGGATATAACTGCTCATATATTGCTATCGATAATCAAAAAGCATTTGATGAAATCATGTATATTCTTATGTGCGGCACTGGTGTTGGTTTCTCTGTTGAGTCACGATATACAAATAAACTTCCAGAAGTTCCAGATGAACTTCATGACACAGAAACAACAATCCACTTTAAGGATAGTAAGATTGGTTGGGCAACTGGTTATCGTGAGTTCATATCTTTGCTTTATTCTGGTAAGATTGCTAAGTGGGATGTGACAAAGATTCGTCCAGCAGGAGTACGACTCAAAACTTTTGGAGGTCGCGCTTCTGGTCCAGAACCACTAATTGATCTTCTAAAATTTACTCTTAACATTTTCAACAAGGCGCGTGGGCGTAAGCTTACGACGTTAGAGTGTCATGACATCGTATGTAAGATCGCTGATATCGTGGTTTGTGGCGGTGTTCGTCGCTCTGCTCTTATTTCCCTTTCCGATCTTAACGATGATCATATTAGGAATGCTAAGTCTGGTGAGTGGTGGACAGCTAACGGGCAGCGAGCTTTGGCAAATAATAGTGCAGTTTATGAGCAAAAGCCTGACATGGACACATTCATGAGTGAATGGATTGCACTGTACAAGTCACGTTCAGGTGAGCGTGGGATGTTCTCTCGCGCAGCGTCACAGAATGCTGCTGCTAAATATGGTCGCCGTGATCCGAAACATGACTATGGCACAAATCCATGTTCTGAGATTATTTTGCGCCCATATCAGTTCTGCAATCTTTCAGAAGTAGTAGTTCGTGCTGAAGACACGGTTGCTGATCTCGTTCGCAAGGCTCGTATTGCTACGATTCTTGGAACACTTCAATCAACACTTTCAGACTTTCGTTATATCAACAAGCGTTGGAAAAACAACACTGAAGAAGAGCGTCTATTGGGCGTCTCATTAACAGGCATTTGTGATCACAAACTTCTCAATACTCCTTCTGAAGAATTGCCAGATGCGCTTGCAATGATTCGTGAGAACTGCGTGAAAACTAATAAAGAATTTGCTAAGATTCTTGGTGTGGAAGAATCAGCTGCAGTTACATGTGTGAAACCTTCTGGCACAGTTTCACAATTGGTTGATTCTGCTTCTGGTATTCATCCTCGTTATGCTCAATATTATATTCGTCGAGTTCGTGCCGATAAGAAAGATCCCTTGGCTGACTTCATGATCAAAAATGGATATCAAGCTGAAGAAGATTTCTATGCAAAGAGCAACTGGGTGTTCTCCTTCCCAATGAAGGCACCAGAAAATGCTTTATTGACTAAAGATGTCTCAGCAATTAAGCAGCTTGAACTTTGGCAGATTTATCAGGATCATTGGTGTGAACACAAACCATCTGTAACTATCTTTGTGGGTGATGATGAGTGGATGGAAGTTGGTGCGTGGGTTTATAAGAATATGGCAACTCTATCTGGCGTTTCATTCCTTCCTCGTGATACTGGAACATATCGTCAAGCACCTTATGAGGAAATTGATGAAGCTAAGTATAAAGAGATGGTTGCTTCTCTTCCTCCAGGAATTGATTGGACACTCTTCATGGAAGAGGATGATCAAACAACTGGGACTCGTGATTTGGCGTGTTCGAGTGGAACCTGCGAGATCCTTTGATAACTAGGAGTTTTTGAAATATGAGATTCACGCAATTCTTAAATGAAAATAGAGAAAAGATTATACAGAAACCATTACTGTATAAAAAAACAGACCTCGAGCCAGTTTTAAGTGAGGCAGCGCTAGATTACCATTATAATGGTTTAGCATCCAAATATTTCAATCGCTATAATAATGGCGATGGTGATCTAGCTTTTAATTATGGCGGCGCAATGCTCCATAATATATACTTTGCTCAGTTTTGTGAAAAAGATAAAACCCAATTTGGTGGGATGGCTAAGATAAAAATTGAACGCAAATTTGGCACTTTAGCTCGAATGAAGGAAGCTATTGAAAAAGAAGCAATGGCTATTCAGGGTAGTGGTTGGGTTTATCTTGACTATAAAATGAATATACATACAATACATAATCATGAATATAACGATGAAATGGAAATCGTATTGCTTATTGATTGGTGGGAGCATGCTTGGGCTTTGGATTACCAAGCAGATAAAAAGAGTTATCTCAATAACATCTATGGAATAATTGATTGGGGTATAATTAGCGACAGGTGCATGTAATGAAAGTATTAAAATTTTATGCAGAGTGGTGTGGACCATGCAAAGCGATGTCAGTTTTGATTGATAATCTTGGTGATCAAATTAAAACAAAGATTGAAGAAATAAATGTAGATCATGATAGAGAAACAGCAACTAAGTATGGGATTAGAGGAATTCCTACTCTGGTGATTGTTGATGATGATGGGAAAGAGATTAATCGCAAAACTGGTAACATGAGCAAAGAAGATCTTCTTAAATTTCTTGAGGTGTGATTTGTGAATCGTATTATTTTAACTGAAAGTGAACCCACCACATTTGAAATTAATGAACAATCGAATACCAAATTATGGATAGTTGATGATTTCTATAAAGATCCATATGCTGTGAGGAATTTTGCCCTCAGCCTAGAATACTTTGATAAAAATAATAATGATGGTGGGTTTATTGGAAAAAGAACTCGTGAGCAATACTTATTTCCTGGTCTGAGAGAAAAGTTTGAACAGATTATGAATAGAAAGATTGTTCGTTGGGAAGAGTATGGAATGAATGGAAGATTTCAGATGGGAATCGCAGGTGATCCTCAAGTATTTCACTGCGATGAGCAAACGTGGGCTGGAATGTTATATCTAACTCCAGATGCACCATTTGAAACTGGCACAGCTTTATATGCACATAAAGCAACTAAGATCAGAAATAGTTCTCACCCAGATATTATGTCGACATTCAGATGGCAAACTACTTTAGATGCTACGCCATACGAACCAGTTGATGTTGCAGGAAATGTATTTAATCGTCTAGTTCTTTTTGATGCACACAGCATTCACTCAGCAATGGATTATTTCGGATGGGAGCTAAACAACTGCCGCCTTTGGCAGATATTTTTCTTTGATTGAAGGGTTTACTATGGATAATTTTGTTAAAAAAGTTCTAGATGCTGGTGGCAGCATAACACCGCTAATCATACCAGCTGACCAGACTAATGGAACAGGAACATTTAATCCCTCAATATTCAATGACAATGGCAAATTGTTAATGAATATGAGACATTGTCAAGTTACGATTTACCATTCAGAAAAGAACCTTTATGAGCATCAGTGGGGTCCACTTTGCTATATGAATCCTGAGAATGATATAACTCTAACAACCACTAATTATTTCTGTGAGATTGGCGACGATCTCAT